CCGGTGATCACACCGCCGCCACCGGAGGCCATCGCTGTGACCTTCTCCCGGTTCGTCACCACGGTCGTGTCGAGGATCGTAACGGCGGCAAAGCGTTCCTTGGCGCCATAGGTGCCGACCGCTAGGTAGGCTTCAATGGACGCTTGGTGGCCCGCCGTGAAGGCCACTGTCTGGGCCACGCCGTCTGCGTCATAGATCTTTATCGAACTGCCGGTAGACAGGAAGATGTGATAGCGGTCAGACGTATCCCGATCAACGGTGTGCATCATGTAGTCTTCGGTGGCATCCAGTGCGGACAGTTCTCCGATGAACTGCGTGGGGTCGCGGTCGGTCGCCCCTCCGGTCACCACCGACAGGTCGCCGTTGTCACAGGCCTGAACCTGGGAGGGAAGACGGACGGTATCCGGCTGACGGCTGACGCCGTTGAACAGGGACGGGATGTCTCCCTTCACAAGCTGGCCCATGTGGGTCTCCTATGTTCCGTAGATGCGGTTGTTGCGGTAGATGCCGCGGGCTAGAGCGCCCTGCCCTCTGAGCGGGTTCTCGTCGGCCACCAGGGTCCGATCCGAGAGCGCTGCGGACCAAAGCTGCGTCTCCTTGCGAGAGATCTTGGCCTCGAGGTTGCTCGACCCGATCTCGTCATTCTGAAACTCGCGGGAAGCGCGGGCGGCGATGTAGGACCTCAGGGTGTGTGGAAGGGACTCGAAGGCGATGTCATAGACAATCTTAACGCGGATCGTGGATGATCCCGTGGGCCACACGTCGGTGTCGTTCGCCACGTCCACGAGATAGCCGTCCCTCTGGACGACGTTTATATGGGCCGAGTGGCCTTCCGTGTCGATTGATAGAGCCGTGCCGGCGACAACAAAGCGGTTGTTACCGTCCTTGGTCAGCGTCTTGGTTCGAGTGTTGACCAGCCAGCCCATCGCCAGCACGTCAGACTTCACCGCTCCCAGCAGGATCTCTGCTGCGGCGGCGTCGGGGATACCAGACCCAAGGGCACTCACGCCCTCTTCGTCGATGGCCGAGAGCATCTGGTTGACCGCAGCCAATTCTGTTAGAGCCATCTGCTCCTCCTCGCAAAAAAACTGGCCCCTATCAGCGCGTATCGCTAATGGGGACCAGGGCGGTTGTGTATCTCCAAAAGGGCATCGCAGTGCTGCCCCGAGGGGTCCCCAATAGGGAACCCCCCGAGACGAGCCGTGTTACGCCCAACCAGGGCCACCTACGTTAGGCGGTGGTCGGAGCGCCGGTGCGGAACTCGATCGCGCACTCACCACGCAGCGTGCCGTGACCGACGCCCTGCTTGGCGACCATGAAGTTGGACTGACGACGAGTGTCGCGCTCCTCTTCCATGTTCAAGCCAACAAGCTCGACGGTGCCGACCGCATCCGGCGTCCACATGATGCCGGTCGTGGTGTCGTAGGCCGCACGGTACTTCGAGTAGACGGAGGTGTCCGCCCGCTCGTCCGTGCTCGGGATGGTCCGCTGCGGCATGACCTTCACGCCGTCGATCTCCAGAACCTGGAGGGCACGGTTGACGCCATGCGCCGCCGCGTTGAACTCCCGGTTGGCGACCAGATAGTTGCCGTTGCTGTCCACGGCGTACCGCAGGCCGTTGAACACGGGCTTCGGCACGAGCATGTAACGCTCCACGTCCTCGGGGACGTCAGCGGCGAACATCTTCTCGTTGGCCGACAGGATCGCGTTGAACCAAGCCAGCTTCTGGGCGTCGGTCGTCGGCGCGGCAACCAGGAGGACATCCTCCTCGGCGGTGAGACCGCCCGGGAACACGCCGTCAGCGGCGCTGCGCGAGGCCAGGATGATCGAACGCATCACGTTCAGATCATAGGTGCGCGCACAAGCCCGACCCAACTCCTGGGCGAACTCGGAGCGGACCTCGAAGTGCGCCATCTTCTGATCAAAGTCGTAGATGTCAACGTGCGCGACATTCAGCGCATCAACGGTGATGTTCACCTCGGTCGTGTCGATGTCGTTGCCGAGCATCTCCTGACCAGCCGTGAGGTACTCAGAGGTCGCCTTCCAGGTCTTGGGGAACTGGAACGACTTGCCGGACTGGATGGTCACGACCTTGTGCTTGTCCTTCATCAGGACCTTCTCTTGGTAGGCGTTGAGCACCTCACCGCCGAACATCTTCAGGAAGAGTTCGCGATCCGAAGTGGACGCCGTGTCCGTGCCAAACCGGGCCGGATTGCCTGCTGTACCGAAAGCCATAGGGCTCTCCTTCATTGGTATTAGTATCACTGTAGGGAATGGCGCTGTTGCGCCGGCTCAGTCACTTTCAGACAGTCCGGTTCCGCACATGGAGTTCTCCCCCTCGAGGGCGCTCCGGCAGGCCTTAGGTCTCAGGCGGCTCGTACGTCGTGTCGTGGGCTGGCCAGCCCCGGTGTCGACGTCGTAGCTATCCTGGTGCGTCCCTGGCCGGGGACGCGGGTGTTGGTCTTCCGTGCCGGGATCGAACCGACGTTACCCGCTTGAGAGGCGGAACTATTAACCACTATAGGAACGGAAGGTTGTGGGGGATGGCTGCTGGTTGCCGACCAGCATTTCCACCTGTGTGGAGTGGCGTCCTTCAGCGTTTAGACGAAGCCATCAGAATAGGTACGGGGATTGGGTTAGGCTCCCCGATGGCCCTTTGCCGCGCGATGCAGTCCGTAAACCACTCGCTCTGGCTACACACCCGGTTATCAACTCCAGGTGGCCCCCGGACTCTGGCGGGGGTCTTCTTATCTGCTCATCATCAGACGGGTGCGGTCCTCGACCGACTTCCGGTAGACCGGATCGGTGTTGTATCGCGGGTCCTTGATGGCATCGAGCATCTGCTGCTCCGTGGTGAACGACGTGCCGTCGGCACTTCCCCCACCGGAGGCATCCATGTTGATCGCTCCGGGCTTGCCGGCCATGGAGACCAACTGCTTCACCGCGATCTGCCAGGACGGTCCCTGGACGGCCTCGGAGTACATCTTGTAGTCGGCCTCGGACAGATTGCCCTGCGCCCAACTCTTGATGTGATTGATCGCTTCCGATCCCTTATCGGCCACGCCCGCCCCGAAGACCTCCTGGCTGATCGTCGACATGACGTTCTGCTGCTGGGAGGCCTGGGTGATGCGGATGGCTTGGACCTGTTGCTCCAGGGCCTCGGCGGGAACACCCGCCTTGATAAGAGCCTGGGCGTGCGCCTGGGCGGTGGCCTTGTCACCCGACACGACAGCCGCGCTGAAGTCGCCGTACAGAACCTTGGTGTCTGCGGGTGCGACCTCCGGCGTGGCTTCCGGGGTGATGAAGGACGATGCAGGATCTGCCGGCCTCTTCTGGGCCGCTTTGTACTCCTGCTCTCGCGAGTGGGCTTCCCAATTATAGGCACCCGTCTCCTTGTTGTAGAACTTGGCGTGGCCTACGTCGGGGATACCGGGGATACCCGAGGGCGTTCCTTGGGTTTCACCAGAAGTAACCTCGGGTCCTTGGTCGGGCGTGCCAGCGGCTGCGTCGGCAGCGTCAGCGGGAGTGATCGCAACATCAGTTGACATGGTCATCCTTGTGATTGTGGAGGTGAGCCGGCGGCGGACAGTGCAGCCGCCTCGGCCTGACGCTCTTGGCGCCTCTGCTGTACTTCTTCAGGTGGCAAGACGGCTCCCGCCAGATCCAGACCATTAAGATAGGTCTTGGCAAGGAACTCAAAGTCCCAAAACTCAAGAGCTTCTGGTGGCAGACTTGGAGCGGCTTGGAACGCCTGTGTAACCTTGATGACATCTTTCTCGCGACCAAGGGCTTCAAGGCCCGTGGTGATGGTCGGTTCCGCCATGTCTTTATCGAACGGGGGAAGCGAGCCAGCCTGTTGCATGTTGACGATCAGAGAGTCCAATCGCCCGCGCTGCATCTCTTCTGACAGCATCGAGTAAACACCACCCAAGGTGCCTTCTAGCTCCTCGGCCATCATCCGAAGCTCGGTAGCGGTGACGCGCTCTGCATCACGCTGGAGGCCGGAGGACATGAGGAAGGCTCGGGCCAACTCCTGGGTCACCCGGGCTATCTCAGCCTGGACGATTTGGAGGCCCTGCGCGTTGCCAAAGGAAAACATCTCCAGGGCGCCGGCCTCAGCCACGATCATTCCGCCGTTGGGGGTGTCTTTCCACTGGTTCTGAATCTGCCGTGCGTTGGTGGCCCCCGGATCAATCCGGGTCAGGTTACGCGAAGCCATCGCAGCACCCTCGACCATGGACTTGGTCAGCATCTCCAGGTACTGGAGGTCCGACACATGATCTTCGATCTTCCCGCGCCCGTAGTCTTCGCCGGGAACGAGGTTCCAACGGTAGATGCGGAACGGGTTGCGCTCGCGGACACCTTCGGAGCCGGGGATCGTCTGACCCTCAACTTCTTGGCGAACGGCGTACCGCTTGTCGTCCAACCGCAAGACGTGCGTGTAGATCTCCACCTCGGCCTGAGGGTCCGATACGTCGGCCTTCATAAACTCCCGGGCGGCTTCGGGAACAACGCTCGGATGGAGCTTCTGTTCCAGGATGAACTCCACGACATTCTGGGCCGGATCTCGGACCACCACGAACTGGTCTAGGCGGTACACGGTGATGCGGCTGTCGGGGTGCGTAAACTCAGCGATGTTTCCGGTGATCTGGAGCATCTGGAGGGCCAAGTTGGTCGGCTGTCGCCAGCCCACTCGGTCGATCTCAGATTGGATCAGGGTCTCAGTCTGTACCAGCATCGTGCTGATCTCAGGGGGCGTGTCGTTCTCACCCGCGTTGGCCAAGGTGGCCGGCGGTACGTCGAGCCGGAAGAACTTCTGGCCCGGGGGCAGCAGCGTGATCATCAGGCGGGACGCGAGGTTGATGACACCACGCGCGCCGATGCCTTGGTAGGGCTCCGGCAGCAGGCTGGTGCCATTCCACCCCTCTGGTGGCTGGACCGAGGGGATGCTCAGTTCAGCCATGCGTCGGGCACGAAGCAGTGGGGCGTTCCTCTTGTACTTGAGGACTTCGTAGCGGGACTTGCTCGTCACTGGGCTCATAGGAACTGCAATCCATTTCCGGTCGTGACATCATTGACGCGGGACGTCGGACGGCGTACGCCGCCGAGTAGTCGCTTACGCATCTCGTCGAGGTCGTTGACACCCGCTTCCCTGTCAAGCTGTGTGCCCCGCGCCACCTCGGGCAATTCGGAGGACAGGCTCTCATCCAGGAACGAGAAGTCGATCTCGGGGATGTCTATGTTGAAGTTGAGGCCGAGAAGGTCTGCCAGGGACTGACCGTCGCCGGTGCCTAGGAATGTGCCCAGGTCCGTTCCGTGCGCGTCGTCTCCGTACGCTCCCGTGGAACCCGTGCCGTCTCCATTGTAAACGTCACCGCCGGAGTCTCCGGGGATCGAGGGTCCGGCGTTGTATTCCGCCTGGAAGGCGTCAAAGTCCCCGCGCTTGTCGTTGTCGTCGAGCCAGTTCTGGAGACGCATGTTGCCGAAGTCCTCGGTGAACCCCGAGAACCTATCGTCAGCGACCAGAGCGCGGTTGAACTCGCTGTTGAAGCCGTAGTTCTGCCGCGTGTCGGCGGCGGCGCCGGCCTCGTAGAAGTCGAATACACCTTCGGCCTCTTTGCCGCCCTCGGTGAGGTGGCTGTCGAACGCCCCGTCTAGGAAGTCTCCGGTGAAGGAGAAGTCTCTCGAAAGTTGACCACCGAGTTCGTCGGTAAGCTCGCCGAAGTCGCGGTCTTGGACGCTGAAGGGTAACCAATTGTCATCACCCATCACCTTGGGCATGATCCGCATGAATTCCTGGACGTCGAAGGACCCGCTGGCGCTTTCCTTGTCCAGCGTCTTTAGGGCGTTAAGCGTGCCCCCAGCAATGGGGTTGTCCCGCGTGTCTATGTCGTACTGATACTGACCAATCAGATCGCTAACATAGTTCCAGTCGTCCGCCGTGAGGGCGCCCGCGTTGAGCGGTGCGTCGTCCCCGTGGGCTCCACCATTGTCCAACTTGCCGTAGATGTTCAGGAGACGCTGGCGGTGCAGCAGGTTGTCAGCCGAGGAATTCCGGTTGTTCAGGAACTCTTCGTTGGACACCCTCTTCTTGAGGTTCTCTCCGAACAGGATGTCCCCACCCGCGCCGTCTCCGGCGAACAGGTCAGCGGCTTCACCGAGATTGGATGCTGGGCTGTTGTGGCCCATGGCGCTGGTATCAACCGTGGAGGGATCTCCGACCACGTCACCGTTCACTTGTCCGTTGGAGTTAATCCCCTTACGCCAGTTTACCGACATGTCATGGAGGCCCTCGAAGAGGCTGACACGCAGAGCCGCCGAAACGGCCTTGTCCATGGTCGCGTCGAACCCCTGGGCGTTAAGTGCGCTCTGGACGTCTTCGTTCGTGACGCTCGGGTCCATCTCGGGTCCACTGAACCCCGACGCCATGCCGGCACCATCATCAGCGTCGAAGACGACGCCCGCGCGCCAGCTAAGGCCGGACTGCGCCGCTGGGTGCTTGAAAATTGCCATGGTTGATCTCTCCGATCTTCTGGACAGTCCCAGTCCCGAACGTGCGGGTCCACTGGGCTCTGGTGTGTTTTGGGAAGAGGGACCGGAGGTGCGCTCGTAGTCCACGGGGGATGCCGCCAGGGGCTATGAGGTCGACGAACCAGAGGTTGTCGCCGGCATTCCAATCAGTGGGCTGTAGGAGCCGCGTGCGTGTCTTGAAGCCGTCAGCGGCCTCATCGGTCAGGAAGGCCCACGAGATGTAGGCAACAGGCGCCGCGTCCGTGGTCACTAGGCGGAACTGCCCGAGGACCACGGGTGGGACTATCGTCCGCGCGAGTTGCGCGGGGTGCCTGTTTTTGTGGACTTCTGACTTGGAGACCAGTTGAAGAACTGGTGCTATATCCATCAGGTCAGGAAGTTGATACCGGATTGGTTC